AGGCGGTCTGACTAAATGAACTGGTTAATGTGTATGAAGCGCTTAAGGCGGTCTGACTAAATGAACTAGTTAATGCATATGAAGCCGTTAATGAATAACTACTTGAAACTGTGTATGAACTGCTTAGAGCAACATCAGTATAACTGGATGTTAGTGCGTAACTTGCACTTGCCACTAAACCAACTATGTTACTTGATGTGACATATGATGCGGTTTGTGATAAATTAACGTAACTAGCAGTTAATGCATTACTAGAACTCCGAGCAAAATTTGTATAACTGCTAGTTAAAGAGTAACTTGAACTTACACTATACTCAGCCCAGCTAGATGTTATAGGATAATAACTACCAGTGACTAATGTAGTACCACTACCAGCATTTAGTGCGTATGAAGCCGTTAATGAATAACTACTTGATACTGAATAAATAGAATTGATAGCATCAGATATACTTCCTGAAAAATAACTAGCCGTTGCTGCCAAACTGCTTGAATATGCAAATGCACTGCTTAAAGCCGTGGATGCAAAACTAGATGATAATGCATATGAACTACTTATAGAACTTGATGCAAAACTAGAACTCACTATATAACTGGAAGTTATGATGTATGAAATTGAAGATGTGGTGGAATAACTACTTGAAATTGCCCAACTTGCAGTAATTGGATAAGTAGATCCTGTGATTAATGCACCACCTCCGCCTGTTCCACCATTTAATGCGTATGAAGCAGTTAATGCGTAAGAAGATGATATTGATATACTAGAGCTATCAATATAACCAACATATCTTTTTGCAAAAATTGTACCACTGACACTAATATTTGAAGCGGTAATAGAACTCCTAAACGTATAGGGTTCACATACTATATTTTTTCCAATGTATTTAAAATCTGACATATTATGTTAGTTCAGTTATGCTAGCAAACACATCTACAGTTCCAGTATTAGTTTTAACTTTTAGTAAATTTCTTGATAACATATTTATTTCTTTATCAATAATAACTGTACATTGAGGAAGCAAAGTTGTTTGTCTTGACAAATAAAAGTCCAAATCATCTATAGTAATTACCAAATCAAATTGTAATTCAACATCAGTTTTGTTTGAAAAATAGATTGATTTTAGTATTGAAGTTGAATTTACAGGAACAGTATATATTGTCTCAAATGTGGTTCCTATATCACTTCTTGCTGTATTTTTGTACAAAGTTGCCATAAATATCTTTCAAATAAATATTAAAATTTAATATAATCATGTTATATTTATACTTGATTATGAATAGACCAGAAAAAATCCTTGAAGAACAATTAATTGAAAAAATTGAAGAAATTTATGCGGACAGTGGTCTTGGTAGATGGTTTGGTAAAGGTGGTGTAGGTAGTAGTTCTGGTGGCGGGTGGGATAGATATGACAGTACAGGTAAAAAAGCAGGTAAATGTGGTGATGCTAAGAAAGGTAGTAGTTATAGTGCGTGTTTAGGTAAGAAATATGTAGCTAGATTAAGATCTAAGGGTGGTAAAAAAGCTATTGCAAATTGGGTAAAAAGAAAGAAATCAGCTCAAAATAAAGCAGGCAGAGGAGAAAAAGGTAGTGGTGGTAAAGGTAAAGCTCCTGTAAAAGTAAGTTATAAAGAACAATTGTGTGAAATTTTTATAATAAATCATAGAGAACAGTTAAAAAAAGATTTAATAAAATTTATACAACAAGAATTTCAAAAAGATAATCTAAAATCACTTCATGCTGGTTTAAGTATTACTGATTATAAGCCAGAAGATTGGTATAGCGCCATTGCAGATAATATTTTAAATAGATTATTACAATACTTTGATATTATACGTGGACAAACAGAAAGAAATCTAAAATCTTCCATTCCACTTTCTAAAGATTAAATTTATAATTGTTTAATTATAAAAAGTAATATTTATAATTAATATGAAAAAGTTTCTCACACTAACCGTATTTATACTATTTTTAACTGGTTGTTCTACCGTTATTCCTGGCAAACAAGTAAGTATCGCACAAGATGCAATTGCCAAACAAGAAAAGAAAATAGATAGTACATCTGATGAATTAGTCAAAAATGATAAGGGTAAAAGAATACAAACCGCAGTATTAGCCCAAGGTATTCAATATTCATTACAACAAGTAACAAATACATCTATTCAAGTAGAAACTGCAAAGAATCTAAATGAAAGAGTTATTAGCATTGTAGGTTCACCACATTTGGATGAAATTAAAAGAATCAAAGCTACAATTGATTTACTCAATTCATCTATAGAAGAAGAAAGAAAGAAGGGTGGAGAATTATTGGGTCAAAGAGATAGTGTAATTGATAAATTACAAAAAGAAAAAGAAGAATTAAAGAGTCAATATGATGACCAACTTTGGCAAATGACTGATAAAGCCAAAGAAGTTGCCAAAGATTCTGATGAAAAACAAGCAACCATTGATAGTATGGGTGGTATGTTTGGTTTAAATGCAGTTTTCTGGGGACTTAAAAAGTTTTTCTTTAGTGCTTTAACCGCAATTGTTATATTTGTTGTAATATTTGCTTTATTAAGAATATTAGCAAGTGTACATCCAGCTGCTGGTGCAGCATTTAGTATATTCAATATGATTGGTTCTGGAATATTAAGTTTGATTAAAGGATTAACACCAAAAGCATTTGAATTGGCTAATTTCACATCAAAAGACAAAGTTGATGAATACAAATCACCACTTACTAAGATTGTTGATGTAATTCAAGAACTTAAAGAAAAACAAAAAGAATCACCAAAAAAATCTTATGTTTTAACTGAAATATTGAAGAGATTTGATAATGAAATGGATAGTCATGAAAAAGATTTGATTGATGATATCTTAAAAGAACAAAAGTGGATAAAGTAATAAATTATAAATAATTGAATATAATTTGTAACGTGGTATAGTTCATATATATAAACATATGAGATACTATATTATAGACAATACTGTTAAAAAAGAACCATTCATTTACAATTCTGTTAGTGAGATAGTCAAACATTTGGAAACAACTGTTCAACGTAAATTTCGTCAAAATAGACAACAATACATGCAAAACCTAATTGATTTAGGTCATGGATATGATGATCCTCAAGGTAAGGTATTTACACAATCACTTGGTGAATATTTTAATATTGGCACCGTAAGAAAAGACGGTCAACTTATAAAAGGTAATATTCATGAAGTAGAACAGTATAGTAAATACAGAACTGAAATGGGTGATTAAACATGATTAATTTGGACGTAAAATGGAGTGATGTTTATGAGATTGAATCTAAGAATGGAATACCACTTTGGACAAGACATTGGTTGATTCCTGTGAATTGTCGTAATGAATTCTTTGTTTATTGGAAGGGTAATAGTTTTAAGTTAAAAGAAAAAGGTTATGGTGTTAAAAAAATAGATAATGATTGGTTATTGACAGAAACACATACAACTGAAGGTCAATTTTCTAAAAAGAAAATAGTGAATACAGTTAAATCTGACGAACCACTTAAATCATATGAAGTTAAAACAACTGATGGTTTACGTCCTTGGCAAGTTAATGCGGTTTCAAAATTGTGTTCTGCCATTAAGAAATGGGGATGTGCAATTGATGGTAGTGACGTAGGCGTAGGCAAAACATATAATGCATGTGGTACTGCAAGAGAATTAGATATGGACATTGTTGTAGTATGTCCAAAAGCAGTAATGGAATCTTGGAAACGAGTAATTAAGAATCATTTTAAGATGAATCATAGATTGATAGGTGTTATCAATTATGAAATGTTAAGAATGGGTAAAAAAGATAGTATGATTGCGTCTTATGTCAAGCGAAGAGATACTAGACGTAATGAATTTGTTTGGAATATTCCTAAATCTACATTAATCATTTGGGATGAAAGTCAAAAACTAAAAGGTGCAAATACAAAAAACAGTGAAACTTGTTTATCCGCATTAAAACAAGGTTATAAGATGTTATTTTGTAGTGCAACTAATGCAACTAATCCACTTGAGTTAAAGACAGTTGGTATGGCAATTAAGTTGTTTGAAAATAGTAAACAGTATTATACTTGGTTATATGCGCATGGTGTAACTAAAGGTAGATTTGGATTGCAATTTAATGGTAATAAAGAAGTATTGAAAAAACTTCATGAAGATATATTTGTTAATAGAGGAGTAAGATTAACCAGAGATACAATTCCTAATTTTCCAGAAAGTCAAATTGATGCTGAATGTTATGATATGGAAGAAGATGCTCAAAATAAAATTAATAACATTTATTCAGAAATGGAGGCTGAATTAGCTAAGTTACAAAAGAAGATAAAGAAAGAAAGCAAGGAAAATACTAGTGAATTGACTGCAATTCTTAGGGCTAGACAAAAGATAGAATTAGTTAAGGTTCCATTATTCATTGAAATGATTGAAGAAGCAATTGAAAATGGAATGAGTGTGGTAGTATTTTGTAATTTTACTGAAACTATTGATGCTTTATCAGAAAGACTAAATACTAAATGTATTGTTAACGGTGAAGCTAAGTATGCTAAAGATAGACAACAAAATATTGATGATTTTCAGGCGGATAAAGAAAGAATAATATTAGTTAATATTCAAGCTGGTGGTGCTGGATTAAGTTTACATGATTTGAATGGTAATCATCCACGTATGTCATTGATTAGTCCTAGTTATTCTGCAGTATTAATGCGTCAAGCTACTGGCCGAGTTTGGCGTGACAGTGCTAAAAGTAAAAGTATACAAAAGATTGTATTTGTTGCAAAAACCGTAGAAGAAAAAGTTTGTGATAGTGTAAAGCTTAAACTTGAAAATATGGATTTACTAAATGACGGAGATTTAACAACATGAAAAAAATAACTGTTAAGGGACATGATTGGATTGAAACAATAAACGTAGATAATACTATATTTGATGATTATATAATTGAAGCGTGTACTCAAGCATTGGAAAAAAAAATATATGAAGGTATTTTACAAGTTACTCCTGTCATTCAAGCGTGGGAAGAAAATAAAAACAAAAAAATCAAACCAACTGTATACAATACTTATAAATTGTTAACAAATGCTGGTTTTCATACAAAAGCAGAGTTACTCAGATTATTCTTTTTACATGAAACAAAAATTGATTTAGCCAAAGAACCTATTAAAGCTTAGTATATGAATCCAATTGATATTAATGTTATATTATCTCAGATGGCTGAAATGCAGAAACAGTTATCTGAATTGCAAACTCTTAAACAAGACGTAAAAGAGATTAAACAAATTAACAGTTTTGGTGAAGATGTTGCAAAAGAAATTGCGGCAGAAGTTAAACAATTACAAGAAAATGGTATTAGTATTCCACATTTAGAAAAACAAGCAGAATTATTTTTATTTCCAAAGAGAGGTAAAAGAGGTAAGGCAGCAAGACCATTACTTGAATCTGAAATTAGAGAAGCAAGAGCAAAATCACAAAGTGCAAAAGAAACTGCTAGAAGATTAGGAGTTACATATATAACCTATAAAAAATATGCAAAAATGTATGGTTGTCATGAAATATGTAAAACAAATTTAAGAAGAAAAATTCAAAATGCAATTAATCCTGGTAAAGGCAAATATCCATTGCATAAAATACTTAACGGTCAATTTCCTAATTTTCCTATTCACAGATTAAAAGATAAATTGATACGTTCTGATACTAAAAAATCTGAATGTGAACAATGTGGATTTCATGAACGTAGAGTAACTGATGGTAAAATTCCATTATTGTTATGGTTTGAAGACGGTGATAAACACAATCATAAATTAGAAAATCTAAAGATTGTATGTTATAATTGTATGTTTTTATCTGGTAGAGGATATATTAGAAGAGGAACAGTACATTACAACATGGATCCTGATGTTATGCAAGGTGCAAAAAAACCAATCAAAGCAAGATTTTAAAATTAAATTTAAAATGTTATTGTGATATTTATATAATATGAACGACTTAGATCATTTAATTGCAAAACATGGAGTAATGTCATCCTTTAGTATTGCACGGAAAATTTCTAAAAATGAATTTAAGTTGATGAATCAAAAAATTAAAAAAAATTGTAAAACTAAAAAAGAGTTTGACTTATTACTAAAAAAAGAGATAATCAAGAAAACTAATGAAAGTATTAATTTAGGTAAAATACCAGGATTAGTAGTTCCTTATCAAGAAAAAAAGAATATTGATAAAAAATCAAGTAAGTTGTTTTTGGATGATACTAAAAGAACTGCACTATTAAGTATTTTTGGTGCTTCTATTGTAGAAAAGGTTATTCATAAAAAACTTAAAAAAGATGAAATGTGTTTTTTGGTACTTACAATAGTTAATTTGCTAAAATTATCTGATTACGATTTTAAATCATTTCATCAGAAAAATGAAGAATCTATTGATGATGAAGATTTTGATGATGAAGATTTTGATGATGAAGAATAATTACGGGTATGAATGAAAAAGATGTTATTATGGATATATACAATATAAATGATGTTATTAGAGAAAATAAAATTGAAAAATTAGTATTTATAACAGGTGTTACTGGCCAAGATGGTAGTCTTCTGGTTGATTATTTACTTAAAAATACTGATTATTTTATAATCGGTGGTGCAAGACGTTTAAGTATTAAAAACCATGAGAATCTTGCACATTTGGATAATAATCCACGTTTTAAATTAGTTAATTTTGATTTGAGTGATACGCACAGTATTAATAAAATTGTGGATAAACTAAAACCTGATTATTTTATTAATTTAGCAGCTCAAACATTTGTTGGATCATCATGGGATTTTCCAGCACAAACATGGGAATGTAATACTACTGCTATTATTCATATTCTTGAAGCTATCAGACAACATAAACCAACTTGTAGATTTTATAACGCGGGCAGCAGTGAAGAATATGGTGATGTTGAATATATTCCGCAAGATGAAAAACATCCATCTAAACCACGTAGTCCATATGGAGCAAGTAAATCCGCCGCAAGACAATTAGTTAAAGTATACAGAGAAAGTTATAATCTATATGCAATTCAAGGATTATTGTTCAATCATGAAGGCACTAGAAGAGGTGAAGAGTTTGTTACACGTAAAATTACAAAGGGAGTATCTAGAATTAAAAAAGCTATAGTTGAAGGTAAATCATTTGAACCTATTGAATTGGGTAATGTAAAAGCCAAAAGAGATTGGAGTGATGCAGAAGACTTTGTTGATGGTATCTGGAAAATGTTAAACCAAAAGGCTCCAAATGAATATGTACTTTCCAGCAATGAAACACACACCATTGCAGAATTTGTATGGCATGCATTTAAAGCGGCTGATATTGAAGGTACATGGCACGGACAAGCTGAATCTGCTGAATTTAGTATTAGTACAAAAGATGCTATTAAATATGAACCAGTGTCTTCTGTATTGGTAAAAATCAATCCTAAGTTTTATAGACCTGCTGAAGTGGACTTATTACTAGGTGATAGCACCAAAGCCAGAAAAGAATTGGGATGGAAACCAGAAACTTCATTTGAACAACTGGTTGATAAGATGGTTAAAAATGACTTAAAACAAATCGGACTATGAGTGACTCTTATACATTATATAATGAAAAAGTAATAGATCATTTTATGAATCCACGAAATATGGGTGATTTGAAGGATGCGGATGGTGTGGGTGAGGTGGGAGCCGCCGCATGTGGTGATATCATGAAAATCACTCTTAAAATTGATGATGATACACAAACAGTAACTGATGCTAGATTTAAGACATTTGGTTGTGGTAGTGCGATAGCTGCTTCCAGTATGGCTACGGAACTAATAAAAGGCAGAACTATAGAAGAACTTCAGAAAAATTTTAACAATGATGATATTGTTACTGCGTTGGGCGGCCTCCCACCAGTAAAAATTCATTGTAGCGTTTTGGCCACTGAGGCACTTAATGCTGCATTAGAAGATTACAAAAAGAAAAAGAAAATTAAATAAATCTACTGTTCATAAATAGGATTAAATTGTTATAATACTTTTCTAATCCTTTTTTTGTTACTCTTTTTTTTGTACTATTGATTTTATATGCGTTGATCATGTCACTTGTAACTTCCAAGTCACTTTCTTCATTCAACAGTCGAATTTTATCAATTTTATTTTTACGCATAAAAAACTTCTGATGAATAACTATAACATCAGAAGTTTTTGTTATAACTTTTTTATTAAATAGTCAAAAAATGTTTCCAAGTATGATGTTTTGCTTCTCTAATAAAAGCAGAAATTGGCATTGGATTTGGTTCAATAGGATCTTTTCTTAATTTGATTCCAATTTCACTGTTAAGTTTATTACCCTTTTTACTATTCAATTCTTTTTCACATACAACCATATTAGTCCAAGTATCACCGCCACCTTTACTACGAGGAATAACATGGTCAATTGTAGATTGATCCTTTGACAATTTCTTACCAGTATATTGACAAATACCTTGATCTCTATTCCAAATACCATCTTTGCTAGGTTTTCCTTTAAATGTCTTAATAGGCATCTTATTGAAATTTGTAGCAATGATGACGGTTGGAACTCTAATGCTTCTTGTAGGACTATTTATGAACAAATCCCACGGTCTAATAGACAACAACATCCATTCATCCCATGAAACGGGATTCATACTCTTTGCTTCATCAAAGATTGGTTGTCCACTATCATCCAATTCATATTCAATATCCAATGCTAATGTAGATGGTTTACCATAAGATTCAGAACCACAAAGATCCACAATAGCATCTTTTACGGTTTTAAATCCGACTGGCTGCCAGTTAGCATTAAGATTCAAACATATAAGTTTATTTGCAACATTATTCATAACTCACCTTGTAAAAATAAGTATAGTTTACTTTTTATAAAGGTCAAGAGAAATTTTTTCTTTTGGTTGTAGACTTTCATCTACTCTATCAATAACCATCTGTAAACTGCCAATTTCAAACCATTCATTTTTAATGTTGGTTGCAAAATGCTTCATTTGTTCATGTATATCTTTTTCGGCACTATAACAGTCTGGATGATGTATATAATACTCTATTTTGTAATTTCGTAAAGGACTACTTGTTTGATATGTACGTAGTCTTGATTTAATGTCTTCAGTGACCCCTATCTTATAATAAGACGGAAAGTTACTGTTACTAATTACATAAATATAACCTGATTTTTGTCTTTTTTCACCCATTTGTCCAATAAATATAGACAAATTGTAATTTTCTTTTTATTTATTTTAAGTGATACCCCTGCCACCCTTTATTTTTCATTCACATACACATATTCATCACTGAACATACTATATAAATAATCATGATGTTTATCATCTAATAAATATTCATTAACATCAATAATACGACGGTCATCATCACAATGACACTGCATATGAATTTTATCACGTTTTATCTTTGTCGCTGTATTACAGTAATTGCAGGATATAATTATATCTTCCATACTACATAAAATATCACACTAAATGCAAAAGAAAAGGGGTGTAACTTAATTGTTACACCCAACACAATATTGTAACAATTTTATTATTTAAAATGTACAATTATTTAATAAATTTAAAAAAACTGATTTTGTAGTCAAGTGCTTAGTAGTATGTTCAATACATTTACTACAGTATTCATTGTATATATCAATGTTTAGATTTCCGTTATTTATAAATTTATTTATTTCTATAATTAGATTTTTTGGAAATTTTTCCATTGTAAATGGTGGACATTCTTCTATATTTGGAAAGTATGGAATACAACCATTCATTAAAATTTCATAATGCCTTAAACAATCCCACCCCCCTTTTTTAAAGGTTAAACCAAAATATGATTTTTGATAATCTTTAAAGTAAGGAATTTCATCAATAAAAATATACGTAGAAGGATTACCAGGAATTACTTCACCGTAATTTTTTTCTTTAGTGGGAATTTTATTAACAATTAATTCTTCTGGAATACTAAAGTTAATAGGATGTAAATAATTTGTTGGATTATGAATCAATTCTCTTTTAAAATATATTCCCTTATTAATATAATATGATCTTATTTCAGAATCATCTTCTCCATCAATAATAACAATATTATTTTTATTATAAATTGATGACACTACATCAAAAAAAATATTACATCTAACAATTGATCCGTATATTATTATATCAAAAAATTTATTTTTTATTTTTTCATATAAATTTGATCTGTCTATATTAATTTTTGGTAATCTTCCATATAATGTAAATCCTCTTCCATATGACATTCCATTTTCTGGTACTCTATGATTCCAATACTGTTTCATATCATCATACATGTACCAAGCTTCATTATAATCTACACAATTTTCACCAAATAAAGTTCTTGCACCATGAAAAATCATGTCATTTTGAAAATCAGGAAGATCAAAATTTGAAATATAGAGTATCTTCATTTTATATCAATATAATTCTTTAACTCCATCTTACCATTCATGATAGTAATATACTGACTAAGATTACAATCAATACAAATGTTATTTGCATCAACAATACTAACAAATCCTTCTCTGTGATATTGTGCAGCTTTACCTGTTTCCCATTGATTAGTATGTCCAACAATTTGTCTCAAATCATCAATAGGTTGAAACTCATGATCAAAATCACACCATACAATACCACCAGTCTTCAAGTTACCGCCACGAGCATGACCAGCACCATAAAACCAATGTAAGTCATCAATCTTTAATTTGGTTCTAGCATCATTATCATTTTCATCCAGATACTTGAAGATAACTTCATTTGTGTCACAAATTGGAGGCAAAAATCGTCTATCCAAACCAGCGTGGGTTAATAGAATATCATCTACAACAATAGACCAGTGAAACTTATCTTGTACGTCTCCTCTAACTTTACCAATAACTTTATCTATAGCATCATACTTCCATTGTTCATAACCACTACACCAAGTAGTGGGAGAATTAAACAGATAATGTAGATCATGATTACCAAATAGAGTGTAGTTCTTTGGGTTAGGAAGAAATACATCCTTTAGATATTTTGCTGTAGCAATATAATTACTAGTATCATCGAGTGTGAAACTGTCAAACCAGTCACCCAAACAAATATTGATATCACCATCTTCTTTAGAAAGAATTGTATCAAGCTTTGTATGATTGTTATGCGGATCAGCAACAATTACAATTTTTTTATTATTGGAACTTAACTTTAACATACTGAAAGTATAACATGAATTATTTTAAAAGTCAAACTATTTTTGATGAAATTTTCATAAATCTGAACTTTTTGATTTTACTTTGATTAGTAACCATTTTACCATTTCTTTTTTGGTTGGAGTTTGACCGTCATTTTTAATGTTATAATAATCTAACTCCAAATCAAATAGTCTTTTGGTTGGCTCTAATTTAGATATCCATTTATCTGATATTGTTTCATCTGATGAAGATATGTATAATTCTTCTAACAAAAGAATAATGAATTCATATTCCACCTTTGAAACAATAATTTTTTTCATTTAATGACTAATTGTATTTGGTTATTTTTTACATCATTTTTAAAATGACCATATCCCAGATTTTTATCATTCATACATCCACTACTAAGTAGTAACAATAACAATATTATAGTTTTCATATATTTATCAAAAAAATTCACCAGTTATAACATCTTTTGTAGATACTTCAATTTTTTGAATTTCAGGAGTCATTTTGTCAATATCAGGATATTCAGATTCAATTGGATGTTTGATATTATTCAAAATGTGTTTTTTATCTTTTTTGTTTGTTGGCAATACATAGATGTATCTTAGTTTCTTTAACTTCTTTTTAATCCAAAATGTTTTACCAATAGTCTTTTTTAGGTTTTCAACATCATTACTACCATACTTTTCAGTTAAAGTTCTACTATGAATCCAATTATAATTGGGAGGACCATCCAAACTTACAACGGAATTTTCATATGCACAAATTTCTTTTGCGTCTTGATATAACCAATTAGTTGCTTGATAGATTTTACCTGAATGTCCTTGTTCTGGATCAGCATAACTAATTAAACACTTAATATCAGGTCTATTTTGACGCAACCAATCAAAACTTTTGCCCAATGAATATGATTCAATATTCTTACCATATCCATCCGCAATCCAAAGTCTTGTTAGTTCAAATACTTGTTGAGGTTTAATAACAGTACATATACTAGATGCACTGTCTCTACCAACAGGATGACCATATATAATAGCCCCAATCAATTTTTCACCTGCATCAAAATGTACATTGATATCAGTATACTGTTTATAATATACACCTAAAGCAACACTACACATGGTCCATCTATGTGAATAATGATTCTTCACAATGATATCTTTTGCTACTTTTTTAGTTACTTCTCTAATAACTACATTGGATGTTACTACAAAATTTTCTTCAGACATAATATGATTCAATGATACTAATCTGAGAATCAGATAACTTCAAGTATTTATATAGTGATTCATTTGTCCATTCTTGATTTAAATCAATAGACGGAAGATTATATACCACAGTATTTGTATTAAATCCACTCCATTGTGTAACATCAATAATGAATTGATAAAACTTCAATTTGAGAATATTAGTCAAATTCTTTGCTTGTTGTTCATTATCAACACAATTATAAATAGCATGATGCGTTCCAGTACAATTACTATCATACCAAGGATTCAATCCACCAGTTCCAATTGAAATGAATACTTTAAACTGATTGTAATCAGGAATACTCTTAATAGGCTTGCCATATTTAATTGTATTTTGGTTATGACTAACCCTTACTGTATAAATATGTTTGTTATCAATATTCAATTCATCAGAATCAATCATGTCATTGTGTTCTTTTGAATGATAATGTCCCTTCTTGTATGAGAAATCAAACTTCTTAACACGATTATTAAAAATCACATCATTAAATACACCTTGAATATCTGAGTTGAATACTGTTGGAATACAACTATCAATATCAAATTCAACGTCACTAATTACAGTTTTATTTTTTGACATACATTCAACTTTTGTTGGGTGTGACTTCTTAATTTTACGATACAAGAAATAACAAGTATGTTTTGAATATTCAATAAAATCCTTTTGCATAGAATTGATATTCAAATATTCCAATTGATTGATCTTGATCATCTTTGGAAAGAATTGATTCTTCATGGAATTATAAATCATCCAATTGGGGCCACTCAATCCAACAATGTATCCACCATCTTTTACAAGACCGTGTTGACGTTCAAAAAATACATCAAACTTATCAGTTTCTTTGATTGGAGGAAATGAAACAATAACGTCAAATTCCTTGGTGATATTATGAGTCAATGTATTTACACGAATGACATTATCACTGTATCCATTTTGGTTATAACGTAACTTACTTAGAATAACATTACGTTGTTGAATCTCAAACGCATAGATCATATTCTCAATGATATGCTTTTCACGTTGTTCTGGATTAACAATGATGTTTTCAAGACCTTTCATCAGTTTGTTCTTGATAGCAATCAAAATTGAACCAGAACCACTAGAAGTATCTGCAAACTTCTTGGTTAAGTCAGTAAATTCAGAATCAGGAATCAAATCAACCAACTTGGTTGCTTGCGCAACTGTCAAATACTTGTCACCATATTCCTGAATTGAATAATCATCTTCAGTAAGATAATTAACAATCTTTTCAGGATTTTCCTTGGCAAATTGATTGAAGAATACAATTTTTTGATTTAGTTGCATCTTATCAACAACATAAAGATCCATGATCTTAATATAAGTCTCAATATCAACCTTATTGATCATTTCAAATTCTTCACAGATAACGTCATTCTTACGAAGTTCCATTATCAATTCATGATACGTATTGAACTTGAAATTGGTCAAAATACACGCCCAGGGCCAATTAGAAAGAAGAAATTGCGCCTTCAATTCAGGATCTTTTTCCTTTTTAGTCTTTTTGCCTGTAATCTTTACTTTGAGATCCTTATTTTTTCCGGTATTAATACCATTACCAGTAAGATCAGCAATAAAATCATTGACCTTTGGTTTCTTAATAAATGTAGATAGATTATCAACAAGATCTTTTACTTCACTGTTAAAGTTGGTGATAACACCACTAGTAGTAAAGTTCTTGATACCCATAATATCAATAAACTGTTGATGCAATTGTTTGATAAAGGTATTAGGAGAATCCAATTCAACAAAATTAAACCCATCATTACTGATTTGAACAGGTGATGACTTCAAACGTTTTTCTAGAATAACCTCATAACTCAACTTCTTATGAAGATGACTATAGTGTACTGATGTAGAATACATCTCCAACATACGTGACGGTAGAGTGTCAATTACAATTACCTTCTTACGGTCAGGTCCAGCAGTACGGCAACGATAACTGGTCTGAATATAATTAGCATATGACTTAGTATCATCACTGTGAATGACACAATCACACAAACGTAGAGTCACACCAACACGACATTGATCAACAACAATGATAATAGACTTCTTTTCCTTTGTAGGCATGAAGTCACTATTCATTTTTGCCAACAACTTCTTATTGTTAGATTCCAACTTAGAATTGGTGATGTGAATATTATAATTATCTGAAATGGTTGGAATTGAATACAACAGTTCCCGCAACTTTTCTTGTGTAGGAATCTTATCTACTGTAATAAGAATAGAACGTGGATTATGCATCAGAATAGGGCTACCATCCATTGCAATGTCAGATCCAACACCAAACATCTTACGATAGAAGTTATAAATTGCCAACTTATACTTGAATTCATCATCTTCAATGGTAAATGCCTTTGACCAAGTGAAAAATTCATTCTTAGTGAAATAATTGCCAAGGTTCTCCTTAAGAAGTTCTGTAGCATTCAAACCATACCAATTAATTGTAGGAAATTGTGTATAACGTGCATCAACGGACTTATACGTCTGTTCATCTTCCATATCATACAAGTCAGTGTTTTCAACGTTGAATGATCCAAGAATCAGATTCTTTTCAGGTGTTGCAGATGATCCAAGAACATACTTGAACTTAAGTGTACAGAGTGCTTCTTTAACTTTGTCAGTTTCAGCACCATAATGTACTTCATCAATGATGACTACATCAAAAGAATAATTAGAGAAGTTCTTGAACTTGGGTTTGTCAAAATCCTTAAAATCTTGAAGTGAGACCAAAACAAAGTTTATACTGTCAGACTTAAGTATAATTTCTTTAATATTGTCATGTGAAACATTAATCACATTCCATCCTTCAAAAACAGTATAATTGTTGATTGTAGCTTCCCACTGAGCATTCAGAATAGGAAAGTGGGTAAGAAGAAGAATATTCTTAGCATTTAACTTCTTAGCCATATAACAACAAGTAATAGACTTACCAGACCGTGGCAAATGATTGAACAAATAGCTAAGAGACTTGTTCTTAGTGTTATTGTCAAAGTATGCAGCACAGTTATTATGTGCATTAACTTGATGTGGCATCAAATCAAGAACTGCTCGCTCACCACGGATGTATTCATTGTAATTGTCATTATCAAAGTTTACGTCACTAAACACTTCAATCAGCTTATTGAAAATCTGACTAATGTCTTTAAGATCAATGATAATTACCTTGTTACGAAGTTCTTTGATGTATGACGGTGCAGAAGATAGAGATAATTCATTCTTATCCTTGACAATTGCACCATAATAAATATTGAACTTTTTGTATCCGTCCATGGTTTCAATCAAACGAAGACCATCCATTTCCAAGTCAGACCATGTGGTTGTGTTGGTGGAATTAAAGTTCTTAATCTTGGAACTGAACGCAAAGATTGTTTCTGAATTTGGTTCAATGCCAAGGATGTCAATACGACCACTTGACTTGGTGCCAAATGAAACGTTCTTGATGTTAGTTACGGTTTGATTCTGTTCAATGAGGAAGATTTGATCCTTGACCCCAAAATTAAAGGTTGACAGATCAATTTTGGACAGAATTGACAACTTGATGACAGCTTCAACAAATTTACCAATTTCAGATTCAGAACATTGAGAAATCAAAGTCTCAAAGGTTCCGTTGAAATTGGTGAACTTGGAAATGTCCTTGGTCTTGAGAAAATCTTTAACTAGTGTCTCAGTCATCCTTTAAATTTACCACGGATTTAGAGAAAATCAAGAAGTTTTTGTTGGCTTTATGTTGAGTAAACCATTAATTATATTTTTGTTTTTATCTTCTATATATTCTTTGAAAGAATTATTGTTTCCGTGAATAAAACATGGTTTTGTGTTGTCAAGTGAATTTATTAATCTATTTTCAAAAATATTATATTGTGATATATCTCTACCATGTAAACAGAGTGCAATTGTACTATTTACATCATTTTTTGTTTTTATTCCTTCATTTATTAATCTTGTCATTAAGGACCATGCGTGTTGATCATCATAAAATTGAATGGTATCAATTGCAAAACTATAATCCATAAGTTTTCTAATTTTAGAATTTATACCCATATACATTCCACAATTAATATAGTCTTTATTTGGATAAAATTTATCTATATTATTTAACATAGGCCAACAATTCTTTTCATGACCAAATACTATATCAGCGTTAAACAATTTAAATTTTTCTAATACTTCTTCTGGTCCTGTTAATGGGAATATATCAAAATGATCTATGTATAAAATAATTTCATCATTATCATATTTTTCTAGTTCATTATAGAATTGTTTCATTTTAAAGTCAAAATATGATCCTGGTGAAGGTAGTTGGCCGTAACGGTCAGATTTGTACTCAATCTCAATCAGATCATAATCATAATTAAAATATTTAAGTTTATCAATTAATTTATTAAATAAAAATAATTGTAAACTTTGAATTTCTGTGTATTTTTTGTTTATTAAAAGTACAGTTTTCATACCCAAACTGATTTTATTGGTTCATTTAACATCATATCATTATATGTACCACCATTTGCATGTAGAATACAAGGTTTAATTTTTGTATCTTTATTAATTAATCTATCATCAATAGTATCAAACTGATTTAAATCATTTATATCCAAGTTAAATATCAATTCACGGTTTAAATCAACTTCAACTTTGATGCCTTCTCTCATTAGTTTGGTTAAAATTAGAAATGCGTGTTGGTCATCATAAAACCTTAGACAATTTAAATGCATGCAATATTCCATCAATTTTCTGATCTTAGAGTTTACGCCTATATAAACGCCCGCATTAATAAAATCTCCGTTAGGGTAGAATTTGGGTTCATTATTTAGATTAGGCCAACAATTTTTTTCATGACCAAATACTATATCAGCGTTAAATGATTTAAATTTTTCTAAAATCTCATTTTCATCTGTTAAAAAATATGTGTCAAATGCATCAGTGTATAATATAATTTCATCTGGAGGATAATCACCTAGAATTTCATAAAACAATTCTAATTTGAAATTAAAAAATGAGTGTGGTTGTGGTAATGAAGGTTTATAATCTGGAAAATCTGAACTGACATAATCTTTTATATGCAGATCAAAATTGATATTTTTATCCTTTAATTTTTTTAAAAGTTTTGTATATGCGTCTTTATTATATCTATCAGACTTTTCATATTCTTTATTTAATAGTAATATTGTTTTCATTAGTTATTATTTCCACAAAATTTGTAATATTACAATAAATAAACTTAATCCTACCAATGTCATAGTTTTTAAAGTTAATCTTTCATTGAAATATATTTGAGTCAATACTGTGAACATTATGATGCCAATACTGAAAGTGAATATTCTGTTTGGCCAGATTTTACCTTCAAATACTTCAGCTAAAATTTTAGCTGCGTAAATTGATAAAATTGTATTTGGTATACTTAAAAATATTAAATACCATTGATACTTTTTGTAAAATTCATGAATAAATTGTCCATATAACTGGTGCCAACCAATTATATAGACAAATATTAATATAGCTAATGCAATTAATAATTTCACAAACTATAACTTATAGAAGATACATCAAATACAAGAGTTTTTGTTGAACTGGTTGTATTAATTACATCTTTCACAAATTCTTCATAATCAATTGGATATGAAGAAGTAATTCCATATTTCTGGAATACATCTAGTAAAAGTTGTGTATTTACTTCTGTATTAACTGTTTGAATATTAGTTTGTTGGTTCATCATACTGTTTTTCTAACCTTTGAATGTGATCTTCAAGTTGTTTAATATACATTTTCATATTGACGAATTGGTTTTTAACTTCAGACAATTCATCTTTATTTTTTAACGGATTACTTTTTTTCAATTCTTCTGTGGTAAGACATGACAAATGATCAACACCTGCGAGATACTCACAATCTACATTGTAGGTATTTTTTCCACAAATACAACATATCCACTTTTCTTTGTATTCTTCTTCAAAGATTTGTTTAATTCTATCAAGAGTTTCAACTACTTCTGCAGTTGAATCTGCATTAATAATATCATATGCCCAATTTAAAGCATTATCTTCACGATCTTTCAATTCGGGATAAAGTTTAATTAGTTCTTTCTCAATTAGTTCAATATATGGATCTATTTGTTCTGTTTGAATTCTACGTAATGCTTTTGCGTATGTAACTATGATGCTTTCACTTATTTTGTTCATATTATTTTTTTGTTAATTGTTTTAGTACTTCTCTTACTGTGAAATAAAATATAGATGGAATTAATACTACAAAGAATATTGTAATTACCAATACAATTCCTATTGCAAATAGACTACCAAATATTAGTCCGATTATCAAGTCTATAACTTTATATAATTTATTCATTTTTCAAAAATCTATTGTAAATTAATTTGCCTAGATTAGCAGCAAATTTACGGGCTTTCTTTTCTGGTAAATCATACAAATGTGCATGAAATACTTCTTCAATTAATACATTAAGTTGTCTACGTGTTAACAATGTTGGATCTACAAGTATTGCGGGATTTTTAACGTCTGGATTATCACACAAACCAGAAGCATTATATTTACCTGACGGTTTGTTATAATTTACTGTATATTCAATGCCTTCAAAATTCTTGAACTTCATCATTTCCCTTTTTTAAAACTCTTTTTTATTAAACAAAAATTAACAACAATGTCCTTTTTTATTATCTGCAGTAAAAGTATTAAGACAGTAATTGTCTGAACGTATATCACGTAATCCATACAATTGTCTATACATATCGTATACAATGTGATCCAAATCTTTAACTATCATAGGAATACTTTTTGTTTTATCTACTTCTTGCATTTTTAAACAATATTTTTTGATAATAGAATCAATTTGCAAATCAACAATTTGTTCTTTCATTAATTTTTAGTAGTTTTACTAATTTTACCGTCCGTTGTGTAATATGCTCTATAATAATTGGTGTGAATCACATATACACTATTAGTTGACGGTTCAATCATACTATAAGTAATATACCTATTATTAATAGCGTGAACTCTACTACAATTTGGTAGTGTTTCCAATGCTCTATTATAACTATATCTTAGATACATTCCACTAGTACATCCAGTAAACAACAATGTTGCAATCAATAAACTTTTCATTCTAATAATTCACGTTCTTCTACTGAATAATTATGACTGTCTTTGTACATATCACAATATTTCTGTGCGTTTTCTTTTTTTAAATATACCTTTTCAATTGCCAAATCATTGCCTCTATATGACATGATTAGATATACCTTAATCTTAGGTGGTTCTACTGTCATAGCAGTCAATAGAATTGCTGCAAGACTACCCAACACAATTTTGTTAAAACGGTTCATATTGATCTAATCTTGATTGACATTTTTCCAATTTGCTTTTATATTTTTGAATTGTAATATAGTCTTCATCACCATATTCATTCATCAATAACATTTGTACACCAAATCGTTCCACTTCATCACATAGATAACGAATATCTTCACACAACTTGGGATCAAGTGTAGTGTTACAATTGTTTTGTGTAAATTCTCGCAGTCTATTAACTACTTCTTTGTTAGTCTTCATTTGTTGAATAAATTATTTTTTCTACTACAATACCCTTCTTAGATGACTTGGGACCATATAATGCTCCATATTGGTTTCTGCTATTGATGTAAGTGATTAAATCTTTCTTAATAACTTCCGCATCAAGATCATCAAAATTTGCGGGTAGATTAACTTTTAAATAATATTTTGGTTTATTCATAATTTTTATTGATGATATTTTCCTTTTTTATGATCTTCCAGACTATATTGTTCATCCCTCAACCATAGATCATGACATGAAAAAGGTGAAGGGCATATTGGATATTTGGTGCACTTTGGTACAAGACCATAATATTTAAATTCTAAATTAGAATATGGATAAAAAATATCTGAATCTGGTTTTAATACTGCATTCTTAATAATCTCAATTATTTTGAGATCAAGTTGTTCATTTTCAGAAAAATTCCCATCTACCAAGTTCCAATGCAAATCTTCCAATGTTTCTACATCTGAATGAAGCACCGGTGATGGCTTTCTATCAATGTCAATCCATTTAAGATTTTTCAATGGAAAATAACTGTCACAATTATGACAATGACACAACAAATTTAATTTTTGTTCACACGTATGAGGTTCAATTTCAGGTTCAACATAAGATTCATCACTATTAAATAATGCATCATACGCTTTTTTAACATCTATTTTCTCTACTGTCTTATGAACACAATAACGTCTTTCAAAAAATTTGCTGATTTCTTCTTTAGAAAGTTTAAAATTAACGCGTGTGAAATATTCTTCACATTTTTGTAATAAAACTTCATTAGGAATGTCCTTTACAATTGAAGATTCAAGTTCTTCAATATATGATTGATCCTCTTCTGATCGTGGTATCAACATCACATGTTTTTCTTGATTCTCCACAATCTCTTGGAGAGTTAATCTTTTTTTAGAATCACTTTTGACGTATGGTTGTGACAAATAACTTACAGTGTGCATAGCTGTACCAATATTATTTGATTTTTTACTTTTCTTACTCATAATTTTACCAGTGATGTATAATGTTTGCGATAATGAAACCGCATGTAATAAAGTTTACCATAACAATGGTGAACCTCAAGAGAAAACTAGTAAGAGCATAACTTACAGGCAATACAGGCACATCAGGCTTGCATTCATCTGTATGACCTACACGGTGGTCAATAGTTCTTGCTAGTGTCAAGAAAAATTTATTAGTCGTCATTTTCTTTAGTAAGAATAAAAAATCCACTGATCATTAGTATTACACCGACAATACACAATCCATAATATACTGTATCCACATTCATATAATGAGAAATCTTACAATTTGTAAATCACCATACTCATTCTTTGTTTCAAGAATTACATCAGGATGTGGACGGTCACAACTAAGATATACCTTAGCATTAGGAATATTCAATTCCTTAATCATTTTCTTTTCCACTGCGTTTTTAACCCACTCAATAATATCTTTTGTTTGTACATTAGCCATAATTTTAATTTCCCATCCAATTACTTACATTCTCAGGTCCATTTTGCGTATGAATACCCAAATACTTTACCTTGGTTAAGTTCATAGGCATCTTGATGCGTTTCCAATCCCATAATGATGGCAAATCACTGTCATCATCTGATTCCCATTCAATGTCTAGTATAATTCTAGCACTTTTTGTTTTATTATCATTCATAACTTTCACGGTCAATATTTGTGACATAAGGAAACCTTGGAATTTCATCACCAGGTGTAAAATTAAAATACTTAACCGTAGCACTCTTTCCAATAAGCTTATTCTTGTTCTTCAATAGTTCTTTTAGGTATTCCCTAGTTCCCTTAATATTACTGTGGAACTCAATGTCCTTGTGATTCTTGAATACCATATGTCCAGCCATACCACTTTTATTGCCTAGACCTTCAACAATATCAAGAATCTTGAATTCACTATCTTGAAACTCCTTACGCTTGAGAAGGCATTTACTACGTTTGTTTTCGTAGGGGCCATCCGTGCGAACCATCTGTCCTTCGTAACCTTCGGCAACATACTTTTCATACAATTCATTTAAATGTGTAATCGTGTCCACAAAGTGAGTCGGAACACGACGAACCACATTGTTATTAGTAAGATAAGTAGTAATGTCACTATTGCGGTCACTAAAAGTCTTCTGTACAATCCAGTCATATACCCAATATTGAATATTTGTTGCACTGTCAACCAAATCTTCTGGTGTAGGCTTTGTCTTCTTTACTAAACTACAAATAGCATTAAAATCATTGGCAAACTTATCAGCATACAATTCACCATCAAGAATTGCGTCAGGAAACTTATCAAAGAAAGGTTTCAATGCAACTAGTACGTGAGGAGCTGAAACAATATGTTTACCATTACGACTCCACATTCCATCCTTCTTTACAACACAACGAATACCATCCAACTTTGGTTGACTATAAACAGGATACTTCAATTCATCCTTATAGTCATCATAGTTCTTTGCCAACATTGGTTCCGTAAAACCAATACCATCAATATCATTGATGTTTTCAAAGTAACCACTTTCCTTCTTTTTCTTCCAAGTAGCCTTTGCTTCTTTTGTGGCTTGATCTTCTGCGGAAGTAGCATTCTTCTTTCCGGTATTTTTACCGTCACAAACTGTCCATTCAGTGATTTGAATTTTATCACTGTCAAGTTGACCGTAGTGAGTACGGTACTTATTTCCTTCAGCTTCAATAAGCCAAGTTTGAATAGCACCCGTATTTGTACGGGCAAACAACATAGGTAGTTTCATATCTTATAAAGAGATTACCACGGATTTTTCTGGAAGTCAACACCAAAAATTAAAAAAACTTAGAATAACATCCCAGAACAATTCCACTCGCAGTTCCCACGTTCAAACTACGGACAGTTCCCTTTCCGTTAATAGTCAAAATGTATGAACTGTTAGTCAAAATGTAGTCTGAAAGACCCTTTTGTTCCTCACCAAAAATGAAAATTGGCTTAAAATTCTCCACGTTAACGTCATCCATAAACTGAAATAAATCTTGACACTCATAATTCACGTTATTTTCAATAGAGATCAGAGTGTAACCCATATTCTTTATAGTGTCTACAAACTCTTCTTCAGTCTTAATAAAAGTAACGTCAATATAGTTGTGAGTGCCAACAGTACCCCGGCGGTCATATTGTTTCTTACCACCTACATAAAATACCTTTTCATAACCAAAAAAGTTACTGTTACGGATCAAAGTGGAGAGGTTGAAGTCTCCAGTCACGTGCATCATGGCGGATGCAGCAGGAATGGTGTTATTAATGTAATGTTCCTTGATTTCAGGCACGGTCTTGGTCTTGAGGTGGTCCAAAACGTTCATAGCTTTATATAGAATTATTTATTAGAATTCCTAACCCATGGGAATCAGGGTAGTTGTAAAATTCCAATCCGTATTTTGTAGATAGATCATAACAGACTTTTTTTACTTCGTCAAATGAAATCGTGTCATGAAAAATTACCACTTTTGAATGGTTTACCGCCCATTCACCACATTCATAAGTTTCATTGTATGTATGAACGATATCAATGTGAATCAAATCATATATACTATTATTAGTTTTAATGTAATCTTGATATGATGACTGTATTAATTGAATATTTTTATAATTCTTCAATGTATTTTCAGTCATCTTATGATGATTTTGTTTTATATATGAATGTATATCTCCTGTAAATGTATCCACACCAATTACTTTTGTGAAATAATTAGCTAATGCAGATGTTGAGTATCCATATTCAACTCCAAATTCTAATGCAGTTTGTGGATTAACGTTAAAAGTTACTATAATATCTTTTATAATGGTTGGAATATCCCCCCAAGCACTTACTACATTTAATATTTTTGGAGTGTCTCTTATTTTTGGAATGTATTCAATCATGTTGTACGTATATCAGGCCACTTTTGTACTAGTCTTTCTTTGTATTCATTGTATCTACCCCAACATGATCCTCTTTTTGCAAATGTATATGAGTGATGGTTTAAAAATGACTTTGAATTTTTGTATACGTCATCATATCCAAGTGTTATTGGTGTTTCTTTTGAATCAATGAATATTGTATGTACACTTTTTTTACGTATACGTTGAATATTAGCACAATAATCTTCTACATATAAATGATAATCATCAAATGTAACGTTATCAAATAATAGTTTGTCATCTGGTTTAATTACAATAAAACAACAATCTAATGTATCAAGCGGATAAATTTGTTGTGAATCTGACCAAAAGTAGTTGTTTTGTTTATCAACTCCAACCATACCAATTGCACCAAAATCAGGCAATGCACATATTGTCATTTTCAACTTATCTAACAAATTGGGTGAAAATGTAACATCTTGATGTGTAAGAATCAAATATGGAGTATTACACCTAGAAATTAAGTCATTATAATTTGTAGCTGGTATATTTTCATCTGATGTACTAAGAATATCAAATTCCCCTTCCAAGTTATCAATGCTTGGACCTAGATAAGTTTCATATACATACTTATTATGTCTGATATAACCTATTGTAAACTGTTTCACTTTTCTTTATTTTTTAGTTTTGTGGAAGGTGACTTTGTTTTTGTTTCAGTTGATTCATTAAAGGTCTTTTTGTCAATAATACCTTTACTCTCCATCTTTTTTAACTGTTCATTCATTAGTGATTGATTTTCAAAATCTTTTTCAGCGGTTTCAATTACTTTTGCAAGAAATTCAGTTAAAATTCCGCTCATATTATTTTTTTCACTATCCTCTTTGACAGCTAACTGCTTCCACTTAGGCATTTGATTTAGAACATTATTATATGCGGTTTTGTAATTCAGAGAGTTCATCATACTGTATTATAAATATCACATTTTTTACTGAATGTCAAGTCTATAGTAAAATTTTCTTTTCATGATTAACTACTACTTCAGGATTGATACTGACTTTATATCCTAAATCTTTTACCATATGACAAAAACTTACGTCTTCCATTGTAAATTCTGTGACGTTACCAAATTTTTTCCATAATGGTCTAAACCAAGGATATTTTAATGATTCAAATACTCCTTTTTTGATCAAAATGAAACCAAATCCAGTATAATCTACATAAAATGGATTTTTTCTATTATTAATCAACTCTGATGTTAAAAATTCAAATGATCCATGTTTTACAAAATAATTTTCATCCCAATTTTCAACAGTTGCATAATGTTTACCATCTTGCATCAAATATAATCCTGACGCAATATCTTCTTGCATGTTGTATAACTTAATAAAGTCATCAATTTGAAATACAATATCGCTATCAATCCATAACATATAATCATATTCAACTTTTCCTTGCCATGGTGTTTGATCTTCACCCGCAGTAGATGATCCTCCTAAACACATATTGCGTACATAGTAGATATTACATGATTCTCTACGACATACCATTATGTGTATGTTGTTACGTATACACCAATTATAAAAGGCAATAAAGTGGTCAAGAAATTGGCCTGAGAAGTTATTGCCTGGTAAACAAACAATTAATTTCATGAATTAAACATTTTACTTTGATTATAAAAATTACCTTGGTAACCTTTCCATCCATAATGTGTTAAATTACAGGTGGTATTGACATATATTTTTCCGCCAATACTTCTATATAGATTGCAAAAACCATAATCTTCACTTTCATATTTTTTTGTTTCTGGATTTACTTTACACGGAAAAAAGTCATAGAAATTATCACCATAAGATGCATATCCATCAATGTCATTTTGATATTTAATATTAGGAACAGATCTAATTATTTGATTAAATACACATTTTTTAAACAACATAAATCCAGTTGCAGCATATTGTACTTCTTCAATCTCATTTAATTCATTGGTATAAGAAATTTCTGTCGCAAAGTCTGTACACAATGATTCATAGTTAATGTCTAAAAATTTTGGACTTTTATCTGCTAATATTTTTACTTTGGACGCATTAATATACTTTTTTGGATATAAACCTGAAACAACATCTTTATCACTTTTGAGTAATTTAAATACATCTTCTGATTTAAATGCTATATCACTATCAATAAACAACATATAATCACATTCTGGTAGATTTAGAAAACAAGCAGCCGCTGCATTTCTAGCTCTTGCAATTAAACTTTCAAAATATATACAGTCCACACAAAATGATATACCTCTACGTTGACCGTCAAATACTAATTGCATCACACTAAGCATGAAATGTGATAAAACAGTGTGGTTGTAACATATGATAGGTAAATGGATCTTAGTCATAATTAATTATATTTTTGATAACTCTTTTCTTCTACTAACTTAGAGTTGGTAACTTCATTCAAATTCTTTTTTATTCTTGCTCTTTCATCATTTGTAAAATATACATCTCTAGCTAATTTAATAAATTCATCATCAAATTGTTTTGATCTTTCTTTGTCTCTGAGTTTATCTTCTACATTCCATAACTTTTCATTTACTGATTCTAATTCTTTAACCAAAGAATTTACCGTAGTGTTTGATTCATAACCAACTACATCAAGAAATGGTTTTAATTCATCCAATTCATTATTGATGTTTTTTAACTTGACTGGATCAGTAATCATTTTTGATTTAATTACTAATATTGTAATTTTGTCTAATATTTCACCATTAGAAACTTCTATTTTCATAATTTTTAATAAGATATAACTTTTGTTGACGGGTCAATTGTTTGATTTGATACTCTCTCTTCATTGCTTCACTCTTACTATCAAAACATTCAGTATATACTAATTTAACTGGTAATCGTGTCTTCGTATACTTAGCACCACAACCCTTATTATGATTACTAACTCGGTTTTCAACATTATTAGAATACCCACAATAAAGTTCTCCACCCCTACATTCTACTATATAACAACAATGATTATTGTCAACCACGAATATCAACTATATCAAGTTTTGCTGTAGGATAATCCGTTCCTAATCCAATAGTACCATTAGAAGCAATAGTCATCCGTGTATCTTTATTGCCGTAAAAACCATAATCTGTCTCAGTTTTAACAAAAGTTGGCTTTTTTAGTGGTGAATGAATATTGATTGAAATATTCTCACTATTATTAACTCTTACTGTAAAGTTATCACTATCTTTAAACTGCATTACACAACTAGCACCACTACTATGTGTAAATGCCAACTTATCACAAGTTAAAACCTTTTCTACAACTGGTGTTGGTTCTGATGCTTTTACACTTGTTCCAGCAACAACACCTGCAATTCCTCCAAATAGGGTGGAGAAAAACCCTTTACGATTTAGTTTTTCCATAACAATACTATATCATAGTATATATGTTATATCAATATTTTAATTTGATTCTGTCTCAGATTCTTTCTTTTCTATAACGATATTAGTGTTACCCTCGTAATTTACACTGCCAATAACATTGATAATAAACGTGTTGGTAATAGTTCCTTCCAAATTACTTGTAACAATATAACTTTCTTGTACACTACCATCAAGAAAAAACACAATCTTTGTGGCACTTGTGTCCAATATCTTTAAATCATTTGTTACAGCTTCCAATAAATAAAAGTCTTCAAATGAACTGTACATATTATAATCTGGGTCAAATGTTAACTCAAACTGTTTTTGTTGAAATGCTGATTGATGCTTTAAATTAATTAAATATGTCTTTAGATTTTCTCTAGCTTCAAAATATCTACTATTACCCACCATACTATCATAGTTAATAACAACTGCGCCAATAATACCAAGCAATATGGTTATGGCTAATACTAATTCTATTAATGTAAATGCTTTACGTTTCATATGTTTATATATTAAGCACAAACAATTTGACCATCCTTATTGCTGTAAAACACTTCATCAATACCAAACTGTTTAATAACACTAGCACATCCAGTACAAGGCTTACTCATCATTAATTTCTTAGTCTCTTTACTTACTCTCAACACAACAATTTTGTAACCTTTAAAGTCTTCCCTTTGAGACTTGAAGATTACATCAACTTCAGCATGACGACCAACCATCCCGTCATGATACGGATGTTTAGTAGTAATTGGAACAGTTTTATTTTTGTTCCAACCAATATTTAAAATTTTATTTTTCTTGACAAGAAATGCAATATGACTACAACGGTGTTCCACATTATTAGGACACATTGCCTTGGCAATTTCAACCATACGATTCAAAATTTTGACGTTCACTGTGATACTAATGTACCACAAGTTTTTTTAAAAGTCAACAATTTTTTAATTTTTTGGTGGTGAGTATGAAAGCCATGAAATTAAAATGTGTTTATCATCTGATATTGGCATATTGCCTTTATGAAAGTATGGATAACCAGCAGGATGAACCAATAGAGTACCTTTTTTAGGTTGTATTTTCAAATTTGCATATAAGAATTCAGTTTCTCCACCTTCTTTAACGTCATTCAAATAAACCAAAAAAGCAAAAATGCGTTTACTCATTGAAAAATTTCCAGATTCACAATGCCATGAATTATAATGACCTTCATTTGCTTTATATCTTTGTACTTGATACACTTCAAAATAATTGTCATCACTAAACATATAATGTCTATCAATTTTATCTTGATGTGGAAATGATCCACAGTAACTTCCTACATGCTCTATAAAAGTCTTTTGGATTTCTGATACACATTCAGCTTCACCATCCAATCCACAACCTATTAATTGCCAATCTTTTGAATTTTTTATGTTATGGTTTACACCTAATCCGGTTAAACCATCATATAATTGATCTTTTAACATTCCTGTGTAATATAATTTTAAAATTTTATCACATAGTTCATCACTAAATGCGTTTGGAATAATTCCTATTGTGTCTTTGAAAAATAAATCCATATTATTAATTTGGTTGATTATATGATAAAACAGAAACTAAAATATATTTGTCATCTGATACAGGTACATTGCCTTTATGAAAGTATGGAAAACCGGCAGGATGTATAACTAACGTTCCTTTTTTAGGTTTGGTTTTTAACCCGGCATATAAGAATTCAGTTTCTCCACCTTCTTTAACGTCATTTAAATAAAGTAGAAATACAAAAATTCTACGACTCATTACATAATTTGAAGTCTCACAGTGCCATGAACCATAGTGACCACTACCTTTTTCATATCTGGTGACTTGAAAAAATTCAAAATAATTATCAGCATTAAACATGTAATGTCTATCAATTTTATCTTGATGCGGAAATGATCCACAATAAATTCCTATATAATCAAGAAATGTTTTGTGTACAATACTTACACATTCAGCTGATTCAGGTAAATTAGATCCTAATAATCCCCAATCAACAGATTTTTTTACAGTATGATTTACACCATAACCTGTAAATCCTTCATAGGATTCATTTTTATCCACTGCTTGGTGATATAACCCTATTAGTTTATCACAAAACTCGTTTGTAAATGCGTTTGGAAAAATTCCAACTGTGTCTCTTAATAATAGATCCATAAAATTATAATTCAAATTCCTTTCCGTCAAAATAAGCTTTACATCTTACTCTGAAAGAACCTTATCAAGCAGTTTATTGTTAATAATCATATATACATATTACCTCACCTTTTTTAAATGTCAAACTTTTTTCTAACTTTTTTCTAACTTTTAATACTATTTATTAGTATGGGTAGAAAGAAAAAATATATAACCAAAGAAGAAAAATGTCAATCAAATCGTGATAAGTTTATGCGATATTATTGGAAAAATGTAGATAAAATTAGAAAACAAAATTTAAAAAAATATTATGATAAAAAATCAACCATATAAAAAATTGAATTTAATAGGCAAAAAATTTGGGAAATTAACAGTAATTGATTATGAAGGAATTATAAATAAAAGAAGTACATGGCAATGTTTATGTGAATGTGGTACTACAAAAAGTGTAATTGGCACAAATTTGAAAAGAGGAAATACAAAATCATGTGGATGTAATTTTTCACAAACAATAAAATATAATTTCAAAAATTTAACAAATCAAAAATTTGGCAAATTAATGGTGTTAAGAAAAACAGAGGAATATACTAAAACAAGAGGGATTATATGGGAATGTTTATGTGAATGTGGTGGAATTATTAAATTACCAACAAATGCATTGACAAGTAAAAATAACACATCATGTGGAAACAAAAAAATTCATGCTCCAAATGGTAGATTTTACAAAGATTTGGTTGTAGGTGAAATTCCAATTTCTCATATAAATGCTATAAAACAAAACGCTATAAAAAGAAATATTCCATTTGAAATAGACAATGAGTATTTATGGGAATTATTTTTAACACAAAATAGAAAATGTGTTTTATCAGGAGAAGACTTAACTTTTACAAAAAAATATCAAACAGGAAGAAATGAGACAACTGCGTCTCTAGATAGAATTGATTCTAATAAGGGATACATAAAAGGTAATATTCAATGGGTACATAAACACGTTAATAAGATGAAATCTAATAAAAGTGATTATGAATTTTTAAATTGGTGTAGGAAATGTTATTTACACAGTTTAAACAATTAATTTTTTGCCATTCAAAAAGCCATCAATGTTTAATTTTTGATTAAGAATTCTAAGTTTAATACCAGATTCTTCCATCATAGTTTTAGATATTTTAGATAAATCTTCCCAATCTGAATGTTTCATCTCTGGCCACATAGAATGAATTACAATGTCATTTATACCACTCTGTATTATAGACTTCATACAATTGTTACATGGCAACCCATTTGTATAAAGAGTTGATCCCAACGTTGAAATTCCAAATCGTGCAGCTGTTAATATACTATTATGTTCCGCATGAACTACATACTTATATTTTGTTTCTCTATTGAGATATCTATCTTGAGAATCTGATACTCCGATAGGAAATCCATTATAACCAGTGCTAATTACACGATTATCCTTTACAATTACAGCTCCTATTTTACTAGACGGATCTTTACTTTTAGTAGCCGTCAAATAAACCATTCGCATGAATAGTTCATCAAATCCAGGTGTCTTATAATTTTCAAAAGTATCCATAAATCCTCCGGTCTTTAACCAAAATTGCTCCTATCTTAGTCTTTGGATCTTTAGATTTACTAGCAACCCAATAAACCCCCTGCAGAAACCATTTGTTAAAACTAGTATTGTCTTTCATTTAACTTAATCTACATCATATATATTACACTGTCAATTTATATCTATCAACTAAAGTATTTATATTATTTTCTATCATTACAATATAATTACTAGAAGTATATTCATACAACGCATAAAACTTATTATCAAGCAACGGTTTTACCAATTTATACCAAAATCCAGGCGTTTTTCTTATTAAATCATCTAATCCATTGTACATATTCAAATTGTGATACTTCTGGAATTCATCAAATTCTTGATACAGTTTATCTAGTTTTTGTATATACTGTTCATCTCCCATTTGACTCAACCAATCTCCCAAAGCAACACAAGCACCTATATGATCTATTTCTAAATTTTCAACCTTTTTAAAATAATCCGTAACCATTATTAAACCACAAATTCTACTCTTTTCATCCTCTGTTAATATATCATCAAAATTATTTCCCATGAAATGACATCCACGTTCTACATGCGTATTAATATATTGCGCTCCCGTTCCATCTTCATCTTCTTTTAATTTTAAGAAACCTATATCATGGTACATTGTTGCTACAACACCACAAAAAAAATCAAATTCATTTTTCTCTATAATTTGTTTATTTACAATACCGGAATATACATCTAAAAATACTGAAGTGCTTGTTAAGAAATGATATAAATCATGATATTTTGTTTCTAGTTTGTGGTATCTATCATCACCAAAATTACAAATGTTAATTAAGTAATTATAAAGTACTAATAGTCTTTCATCTTGTTTATTAAACAGTTGTAATGATGTATTTTTAATACTTCTTGGTGTTGCAAATTTCATAATTTTTTACTTTATCATATGAAATAAAATAATCCTTTTGAATTATAAACTACAATTTTAATCTTGGTATCATCAATTTTAGTGACACCCATTCTATCTGTAATTTGAAATGGATCTGGATGATTACTCATAGGTGCAGCCATAACTCTATCTTTAATTTTATATATATCCAAATCTGTATTAACAATACTTGGGTGATATTGTCTTCCTAAAGGCATCATTTTCATACTGGTTTATTTGTTGTTGGTTCTGCTTTTTTTACTCTACTTGATGGAAATGCTTTGTTGCCAAAGTCACTGCCATGTAAACTATATAAGTGCATCACTACACCATGTTTTACAATCACATCTCCTAAATCATTCACTAATACATATGCCGGTCTGTCATATTTTAACATTACATCTGAACTAACCAATAAATGATTTGTTTCACCCGCATCCATTACTCTTTGAGCATAATTGATGCCGTCACCACTTATATTCAAATTACCATTGATGTCTTCCATTGGAATTACTGGACCACAATGTACACCCATTCTCATTTGTAAGTCTGGTCTATCCTTTACTGCCTTAGCTATAGCAATTGCACAATTCATTGCATCTTCCAAATAAGTAAAGAATCCCATTACCATACCATCACCAGTAGGTAATATAATTAACTTTTCAAGAGCGTTGGCTGTCTTATATTGCATTGTTGCTTTAACCAATACACCCAAATCTTTACATGCTTTCTTTTGTTCATCCGTAGTCTTCTTACTATAAGCCACAATGTCCATAAAGAATATAAAACCATCTTGTTCTACATCCAATTGTAATCTACCTGATTTGACTTCTATATCAACTTGTTCAATTTTCTTGACAATTTGTTTAACGGGTTTAATGACTTCTACTTTCTTTTCTTCTTTCTTTTCTACAACTGGAATATCTTTAAGTTTCAAGAAATCTTTCCAGTTAATCTTCTTTGCAGGTGCATCTTTCTTTTTTGGTTCTTTTGCAGTTTGTTCTGCTTCTAGTTTTTTTATTGCTTCTTCTTCACGATTACGCTTTTCAATGAATAACGCAATTTGTTTCTTAACTTCATCTGTAATATAAATGTTTACATCTTTACTGTTACCACCTGTGTCATGTTTTTTCTTTCTTAACGCACCTTTGGCTTGTAAATAACTTTGCATTTCTACGTTACCTGTCTTGAATGCGATGTCTAACGGAGCAATTTCTCCCTTAAAATCTGCACCATTAACATTTGCACCCAAATGTACCAAAAACTCCGTCATATCAACATCATTAGCATTAACAGCATAATGTAATGGCATCCAACCATTCTTTTCATCTCTACAATTAATTTTACCGTCTTTATCAAAAAATGATTGTACACCTTCAAAATCACCTGTTTCAGCACAAAAATGAATATTAACACCACCAGAAGATTTAGCACCGTTTTTATTTAATAACTTAACAATTTCACCTCTATTAACATTGGATAACACATCTATTGGATTGTTTTTGCCTAAGAAATCTTTCTTGTTGACATCTGCACCCTTAATGATTAAATATTCAACCAAGTGTTTTTGTCCGTAATTAACGGCATAATGTAGTGCAGTCCAACCTTTACCAGCGTCAACTTCATTGATATCTTGTTTTTTACTCAACATTTCTTCAATAGAAACAATATCACCATTCTTAGCAGCCAAATGAAAACTGCTGCCACTACTATACTTCCCTCCTCTTTGTTGCAATAATTCTGAAATAGGTTTAAATCCCTTTTGTTCTGATATATCTAATGCGGTATTTTTGCTTGTCCAATCTTTTACATTTACATCCGCACCACGATTTAATAACAATTTTACTATTTCTATTTGATTTTCTTCTACTGCAACAACTAATGGCGGATTGCCAGTGTCATCATCTCTTTGATTAACGTCTACTTTTTCTTTTTCTATACAATTGTAAACATTATCAAATAAACCTCGTCTTATATGTGTAAAAATATTAATTGCCATAATTTATTTCCTCTCTATTTAAATTGTTTATTGACATTATGATTAATAACAATTTATGAAAATAAAACTAGTCAATTATATTAAGTTATAATAAGTATAACTTGAAAACTTTATTAGTTATTCATTTTTTTTAAATCTGCTTAGGTCTAGATTTGGAAGCGGTTTTTCTATATTAAGACCAGCTAATCTTTCATTTTGAACCACTAATTTATTACCGCTTACAACTTTTCCATCCACTATATCATATATGAAGAATACTGTTTTAGTTAATCCTACACGAATTATTCTACCAGGCTTACCGTCAACATATACCACGTCATCTTCTTTATAATCATTTCCAATAAACATAAACAATGCGGCAGCCAACTTTTCAAGGCTGGATTTGAATATTAATATAACTAAACCAGCCAAGAACATCCAGACGTATTTACCCGTCATATCCTGTGCAGTTGATTCCAATACTTGTTGAGAAATTACGTGTGTTACGTTTGTATCTATCATAATATTATAATAAATATTATAATAAATAACGTAACGTTCAATAAACAAAAAAACCGTGTTTTATCACGGCTTTTGCTATATTATTAAGGTTTATTTTTTTTATCTTTTTTTTCACCCCAATTGATTTTATCAAAATTGGAATTATAGGTTTTCTTGTTCACCGGTCTGGGAGATGATCCCTTCCCGTTCTGATGTGATTGATTGCTCATAAAACGATTGATATCCTTTCTCTACTGTGTTAAAAAATTCTCCTTTATTAAACAATTCTTCTGATAAAATTGTATCACTCCGCATAAAATATGAATTTTGATGTTTAATGTAGAATCCATCTCCTTTTATATCCTTTTCATATCCAATAAACACAATATTAAATAGTTGTTCATCAAGATATGGACTTAATTCTGGATGTCCTTCTGGAATATAAAAGATATTATCTTCTAACCATTTATCATTTTCACGGATACAAATACACAATTGAATTTCTTGTGATTCTCCAATTTTAGCTTTAAACGCAAATGCGTTAGGTTTTTCTATATTATTCTTCATATTTTTCAATACATTTACCACAAAGTTGACCAGCTCCTTCTATATAATTGAATCTAAAGTCAATGTGTTTATCTTTGGGTTCATTTGTTTCTACTCCACAGACAATACATTCATCCATTTCACTAACTTTAAAGTCACCGTTTGATAGTTTTTCAATAGTTTTATTCATAATTAATCACCTTTAATATAATTAGGTTCAAACTGCAAATTTTAATCCCATAATTGGAAATAATATTCTGCAAATAGTTGCATTCCTTTTTTACGTCGTTCTTCTAACTCAGCTGATTTTTCAAAGTATTCTTTCCAAGCTTGTTTTTGTTCTGGTGTTTTTTTCCGATTGATATTATCAATATATTTATTCATATCAATAATGTCATCTTTTATTCTAGGAAATGGATTGAATCGTTCTTCATCATTCATATATTCAAATGTCCAGATAATTTCATCCAATATTTCATTCCATTGTTCAGGTGTAATATCAGCTGGATGTGAATTAACATTTATTTTTTTAAAATGTTTCAGTCTGGGTAAAATAAACTTTGTAAATGTACAATCCAAACTCCAACATTCAGCATCACTTACACCATAACGAATACGTTGGTATATATTAATAATCCACTGTCTTAATTCACCACACCTATAATATACACGCCAACCATATGGCACAGTATCAAGCAACCAATCAAAAAATCTATTGGTACGATACCACTTTTCATCAGAGTTAATGGGTGTGTTTTCTGATCTCTCCAACCGTTCATTAATTTCTTTGATAGGAACATTCATATATTTAAACTATACTATAAAATATTAAATTGTCAAACAAAAAATGTTAATCTATTATTAATGAATATTTATAAGTATGAACAAAATTGCATCTACAATCAAAGGGGAGTTTTATGGTATGGATGTAACTATTATTAATAAAAAAACAATAAGAGTTATGAACTATGATAATGTTCCAATTGCAGAGTTTAAACCATACGTTGATAAAATTGCGCAATACCTAATAGATGAGGGATATGTAACTGAATTGATTCCTAGAGTTGAAGTAGTGGTTCCTAAAGGTTAAATACATCAAGTTTTGGATGTGTATATCCAAACTTCTTGATTAATTGTCCAGCTACCGCATTTGCTTCGTCTTCAATTGGTCCGCCAATATCTTTAACATTCTTACTCAATTGTTTTTTCTGATTTTGTTGATGATGCACCAATTCATGAGCCGCACTTCTCATAATATCAATTAAAGCTCTTCCTTTCTTATAAACAGCCAATTCTCCTGTTTGTGGGTTGTAATAAGCAGTTGTTTTGAACTTACTACGGTCATTTGATAATACAACCTTATATGGATTAGTAATACTTAATTCATTAACAACAAACTTAATGAACATTAAAAATGCGTATTTTTGTTTCTTAGTCATTTGTTATAAATATAAACAAAAAACTCCACAGATTATTAATTCTGTGGAGCATCATTTAGTTAACTTTATAATTAAGCAACTGTTGCTGGATCACTATCACTAGCAGATTCCAAACGAGTAGCTTGGGCATTTACTAAATCAGCAGCAGCTTGAATAGCTTCTTCACTTGGATGTGGAGTATTCAAAACTGTTACTGCAGTATCTGTTGCGGTTGCCAAACGATTCAATGCATCTTGTAGATTAGTTAGTGCTGACATAATATTATTGTACCTTTCAATGTGTTGTTTATTACTATCTAAAACAGCTCTCAATAAGAGATGATCATAACACTCATTATTATCTCCTTTACCAAAAACTGATTTAAAAAACTTATTTATCATATTCATATATATTGGTTATCCTTTCAAAACTTTATTACATCCATGTGACAAAGAAAGAATTTCATCCAAACTCTCTTTTACCCTAATTGGATGCGTTGAATTATTCTTGGTAAAAATTAAACAGTGAACTACAGATTGTTCTACATTAATCACCATATCCAAATTAATTAATTGGGAATTATATTTTCTATTATTCTGGTTCTCAATATCATCATGACCAGGATCCAATACTGATAGTTTTACAAAGTGTGCCATATATATTTTTTATTTAATCTTAATAAAATACTAACATGATTTGAATTTTTGTCAATATTTATATTCAAATAACAATTTTATAAATTATGAGCGCAACAATTAATTGGAGAGTCGGGGTAATGGAATGTTATCCCACATATGATCAAAACACTGACGTTGTATTTACTGTACACTGGGACTGCCTAGGATCAGAAACCGTAAGCGGAAGTACCTACAACGGTAGAGTTTATGGTGCAACCGGAGTAACATTTCACTCAGGTTCAGATTTCACACCATATGAAGATTTAACACAACCACAAGTACTTGGTTGGGTGTGGGATGCAATGGGTTCTGGATCAAAAGAAAATTATGAAAATTCAGTTCAAACCCAAATCAACAATCTCATAAATCCAACTATTGTAACACCTCCTCTACCTTGGAGCTCACCTATAATCCTTAAAGATGTACAAAGTTTAACTGTTAATACAGGATCTACCGCAACCTTCACCGTTTCCGCTAGCGGTAAACCTAATCCAACATATCAATGGATATTTAATGGTAATCAATTAACAGATGAAACTAATACCACTCTTGTAATTAATGATGTACAAGATGTAAACACTGGATCATATAACGTAGTTATCTCAAATGATGTTGGTACCATAACAAGTAATACCGCAACACTAAGTATTTATTACTACCCACCACAACCACCTATCTAATAACCCAAAACAATAAAACCCCGTCATTAATTTGACGGGGTTTTTTATTAAGTTAAGGTTGATGTTTCCGCATCATTGTAATATAACGTCCATAATCCATATAGTCCGTAAAAAATCTGTCAAATATATAAAGTTTTCCACCTGCATTTGATTGCGTCACAAAAAATGTAACATGAACAGAATTTGATAACTGAATACCATATAACTTTCCATACTTTGTATTAAACTTAAACTCAAATACACTACTTGTACCAGTAGCCATCCAATTTCTAACAATATCTCTTAAATTATTTATTTCAGTACTATGCCTAGTCTTAGCTTTTTGCTTCTCATTACGATAAGTATCAGTGCTTGTGATACGATCACCACCGCCCTGATTTCTACCCTTATAAGTAAGAGTTTGTTTGCTTTCCGTAATCATGCTATTTGATTCAAAATTTCTTCATCAGAAATATCAGATTCCTCATACTGAGTCAAAACAGCTTCATTCAACTCTGAACTAAGCTTTTTATGAAATTCATCAAACTCTTTCTGTTCATTTATCTCTTCCATTATATCTTTTAACTTAATCATAAATTATCTAATTTGATTTTTTAACGTAGTTATTTTCAACTGCACCATATCCAGAACCATATGGAGCTGATTTACCAGATTCTGGATTGGATGTTTCTTTATTTAATTGTATGGTTTTTGCTTTTGATGCCTCTTTACGTTGTATAGCATAGTCTAAAGCAGTTTTTAACCTACTTTTAACATTTGGATCTTTTGCATTTTGATAAGCAGATCTAACTCTTTGATGTATAAGATTTATAATTTGAGATTGTCTTTTGTGACTTTTTGATTTAAAAGCACTACTAGATAGTGTATCTTTAATGTCTTGTGATGTTCTAAATTTTACATGAACAGTATCCTTTGGATTTTCATCAGTATACAATCTTCTATCAGATCCTTTTGGCTTTTTACCAGTTCCAACTTTTGGATCTGATTCAGATAAAACTTCATTTAAAATGTCAGTTAAACTAATCATTTTGCTAACTCATCCAGTTTAGATTGCATCTTCATACCACGCTTAACTTCAGGAGTACCACCACTATCTCTATTAAAATAACGCTTATAATTACTTAATGCTACATCCAATTTAGCTTTATCAATAGGCTCTTTAGATAAAATCTCTTTTACCATTTTCAAATTATTAACCACTAATACATTGGTGTCATCAATAACTTCATCCATCAATTTTAAAA